CGCTCGCATAGTCGAGATGACCCTCCGCTACGTCCAGGACGTATTTGCGATCGACGACTTGCGTGTTTCCGGCAAGGCCCAATCGGCTAAGAGGGCTATGGGGCTGCGTCGTGCGGTCGTGTATTGCCTGGACGGCCTAGTGCCTCAGGAGTCACTAGGTAAGTGCCTAGGGCTTCACCGAGACACGATAGGAGACGACCAAGCGAGCGTTCGGCGGTGGGTGGCGAGGGATGATGAGTTCGCCGAGTACGTGGAGCAGTTGCGTCTGGCCGTCGTCGGCAACATTCATGTTCGCATTCACCGCGAGGAGTTCGAGGGGCGGTTGCTGCATTGGGTCGCCAAGGACCCATCCCTCAAGCGGAAAGCGAACGCCCGCGCCTCTGACGTGCTTGCTGCAAAGCGCAAGGCCGTGGCGGGCGAACTGGCGAGGGAAGAGGCGCGCGCACTGGATGCCAGGGGGCGCGCTCAGAGGCTCCGCGAACTCGGTTACAAGGACGCGGACGCGGTTGAGGCCGAACACATGGGGCCGAAGGCGCTGGCGCGGCGGCTAAGCAACGAAGCGCTGAGCGTTGTCGATGCGGTCCATGTTGCCGAGACGAAGATCACCCCGAAAAAGGGCGAACGCCTGCGAGAAAGCGCGCTCAACGCCGTGGGCCTTGAGGAGTGCCGGCGCTACAAGCTAGTGCGTGACGGCGAGCCATATCTCTCCAGAGCCCCGGACAGGTACGTGGCGCCAACGCTCACGTGCCAATCTGTGTACTTCGAAGCGGTCGGGCTAGGCCGGATCAAGAAGCGAAAAAAGAGCGAGGACGACGACGACGCGGAAGAGGACGAATAGACCCCGCGCGCTCGTCCGTTCATGTATCATTCCTCCATCGGCAAGCGATCGCCCGTATCTAAACGCGCTCGCACGCAAAGTCAGAGATGGAGCGGCAGAGATGATCGGGGGACGCGCGGCCGATAGGGCGGGGGGAAGGTGAGGTGGGTCTCGAGGAATTGTTCTCGAACCCACTGGTGCTGCTAGCGCTAGGATTCTTCCTCTCAGAGTGGCGCAGCTCGCGCGGCGAGCACACCAAGGCGGTTCAGGTAGACACAGACCTCAAGGCTCGCCTTGGCGCTGTCGAGGCATGGCAGCGCGACCACAACTCCATCCACGGCTGCGTGCGCGAGCTCTCCGCCACGGTCAAGGCGATGGCCGCGAACATGAACAGGCTGACCGCGCGCCTGGATGCGTGGATGGCCTACATTCCGCAGCCTCCCCAGCGCCGGCAGCAATCGCCCTACGACTTCCCAGGCGCGCGCGACTTCATCGACCTTGAGGCTGACGTATGACCAAGCGCTACATCGCCCAGTTCGCCCACAGCCCAAACCATTACGTCGTGGTCGACACCCACGATAGCGTGGTCATCACCGACCCCAAGCCCTACCACGAAGCCAACGACCAGGCCGGCGAACTCAACAAGGAAGCCAGGCTAGAGGACCTAGCCATCGCGGTGATGCTCTCTGCATGAGATTCTTTGCGTGGCTCGCGCTGGTGTTCAGGCCCCGCGTTCACCCCATAGCGAGGCGGGCCAAGAGGCAGCTTGCGACGATAGCTGCGCGCCAACCCCGCCGCGTCTAGCAAGCGGCAACAATAGCCCGATGCCGATGTTGGAAAACGTTAGGTGGGAGAAGGTGTGCCTGGGGATCGCCCGCGGCATGACCCAAGCCGAAGCGTATGCGGGCGCTGGCTACAAAACCACCAGCCTCAAGAGCGCCGACGCGGCTTGCTCGAGGCTCCTGAAAGATCAGCCCCAACTGCAGGCGCGCATTGAAGAGATTCGCACGGAGCGCGCGGCCGTCATTCAGGCGGACGATGCGCTGACCCGCGCTTGGGTAGTCGAACGGCTGATGAAGAACGCGATGATCGCCATGGGCGAAGAGAAAGTGAAGATCACCAAAAAGGACGGCGGCGGCGAGGCGGAGGTGGTCATGCGGGACGCCGCGGCGGCCAACCAAGCACTGCAACTGCTCGGCAAGGAACTGGGCATGTTCGTTGAGCGGACAGAGAACACTCATGTTGTTAGGGACATCACAGACGAGCCCGTCAGCGCGGAGCAGTGGGAAAGAGATAACGCCACCGCGCATTGAGTATGTGTGGCGGCCCCAGTTTGGCCCGCAGAAGGCGCTCGTCGATTGCCCGCTCTCTGAGGTGTTCTTCGGCGGGGCGCGCGGCGGCGGCAAAACTGACGGCGTGCTCGGCAAATGGGCACTGAAGGAAAAGCGTTACGGGCGCGCCTTCAACGCGATCATGTTCCGGCGTACAACCGTATCGAGCGAGGACGCGATCGAGCGCTCGCGCGAGATTTACGAGCCGCTTGGCGCGAAATTCAACGGGACCAAGCTGCAATGGCGCATGCCGAACGGTGGACGCGTCAGCTTCGCCTACCTCGACACCGTTTCAGATGCGGACGAATACCAAGGGCGCAACGTCTCGGATGCGTGGGTGGAGGAGGCGGGCCAATTTCCCGATCCAGCGCCCATAGACAGGCTCTACGGCGTCTTGCGATCCAAGGACGGCGTGCCGATCCAACTTATCCTTACAGCGAACCCAGGCGGGGCAGGGCAGCACTGGATAGCCAAGCGCTATGGGCTCATCCCGTTTCCCGCGGGGCCGAAGGTGGTCGAACGCATCCTGCCGAACAAGGCAGTTCACCGGATGGCGGTCATTCCGTCGCGCATCAGCGACAATAAGATCATGCTGCGCGCTGACCCGGAGTACGAGAACCGCTTGCAAATGGTTGGTGCGCCTGAGCTGGTGCGCGCCTGGCTCGAGGGCGACTGGTCGGCGATCGAAGGCGCGTACTTCCCGGAGTGGAGCGAAGCCAAGCATGTGGTCACGCCTTTTCAGATCCCGGACTACTGGACGCGCATCTGCGGCTTTGACTGGGGCTCGGCGTCGCCCTTCAGCGTAGGCTGGTGGGCGGTTGCCGGCGACGACTTCAAGGCTGACGGGCTAGCCGGGCAGAGCATCACCATCCCACGTGGAGCGCTCGTTCGCTATCGGGAATGGTATGGAGCGAACGATGCGAACAAGGGCCTCAAGCTAACAGTGGAGGAAGTAGCGGCCGGGATTAAGCAGCGCGAGACGCAGGGCGAGAAGATCAGCGCCCGCGTGGCTGATCCGTCAATACTCTCCGAGGACGGCGGTCCCTCCCGTGCTGAGCGCATGGGCGCTTCACATGGAATTTGGTGGCAGCCTGGAGACAATCGGCGTGTCGCCAAGCAGGGCGCCGCCGGTGGCTGGGACCAGGTGCGCGCGCGCCTTAAGGGCCAGGACGGGCAGCCCATGCTTTACGTGTTTTCGACATGCCGCGACTTCATCCGCACTGTGCCCGTGCTTCAGCATGATCCAATGCGCCCGGAAGACCTCGACACCAAGAGCGAGGACCATATCGCCGACGAGACACGCTACGTGTGCATGTCGCGCCCGTGGACCGCGCCCCAGCCAGACACGGCCCAGCGTCCCCGCGACTACGGCATGAACAGGAAGAGTCAGAACGGGTGGAAGACGACGTGATTTTGGAAGCGAAGCAGAGTAGGGTGAGAAGGATGAGGCACACGGCAAAGTTGGCGACAGCCCGGAGAGCCAATGCCTATGAGCGCGTTAAACTGGCGTTGATGATGGCGCACCGGGAAGCTGAGGAGAAACGTTTGGCGCGGATGCTGGAAAGGCCGTGGCTATTTCTCTCGCCTGCCGGCCAGACCCTTCGAGTTGAGGCGCAAAGGCGCGCCGTCCGTCTTCTCTGGTCGGTCCGCTCATGAGCGACATCTTCAAGAGCGCAGACTGGGCGAGGGAGGCGGAGGAGAAGAGGCGCCTCGCTAACGATACACGCCAGTTTGGCTATGGCTTCGCGCGGTGGATTGACCGCGATGAGGCGGAAAGGCTCTGGCCACCTTCTCCAGTGGGCGGTGACGAGAGTAGCGCACAGCCGCAAGAAGAGGTTGCTGAGGCAATGCTCAAAGGCCACGGACTTTGCCCGCACTGCGGCTTATGGGGGCCGCGTCACGCGCCGAACTGTCTCTTGGCCTCCAGCGCCTAAAGCCCGCACGCTCACGCTCTCCGCGACAATGGCGGAGTGCAATCCTACGCTCCCGACCACGCCGCGCCGGGCGAAGAGCCTGAGTACGATGGCTTTGAGCTCAAGCGCTACCACGAGATGTGGAAGGAGGCGGTCGACGACTACGCCGACCCGCGCGCGCAGCACTACCGCGACGAAGAATATTACGATGGCGACGTAAAGGGCACCGGCTGGGGGCACTGGACGCAGGCAGAGCTGGAAAAGCTCAGCGGGCGCAATCAGCCTCCGACCACCCGCAACCTCATAGAGCGCAAGGTCAACGCCGTCGCCGGCGTGGAGCAGCGCGCGCGCTCAGAGCCTCGCGCGCTCCCGCGTACGCCGAAAGACCAGAAGTCCGCCGAGATCGCCACCGACTGCCTGCGCTTCATCAAGGAGCGCACGCGCTGGGAGTTCAAGAAGGCGGACGCGTTCATCGAGGCGCTGAAGGTAGGCTTCGCCGCGGTCGAGATCGGCGGGGCAGAAGACCACGTTCCGGTGACGCCGATCGACTGGAAGGATTTCTTCTTCGATCCGCGCGCCCGCCGGCCAGACTTTTCCGACGCGCGCTATCTCGGCGTCGCCAAGTGGGTGGACAAGGACGTGGCGCTCGCCACTTACGTTCCGCCCAAGCCGCCTGAGCCGCAGCCGCTTCCCCCGCCCCAGCTCCCGCCGCAGCCCGCAGATCCCGCCCTGGCGGCCGAGTGGGCGCGCTATGCGCAAAGCGTCATAGCCCAATGGGAGGCTGCGAACGAACAGCAGCAGGCGGAGTACCTGAAGGCCTGCGAGCGGCGCGACGAGATCATCGGCGTGATCGAATCCACCTCGGACGGGGAGGGCTCGATCGGCGCGATCAACGCGGACCAGTTCGAGGATCGCCCCTCCAATCATTTCTGCGACCGCTCACGCCGCCGCATCTTCATCGTGGATATGTGGCACCGCGAGCCGACCCGCGGCTGGTATCGCTGCGTGTTCACCGGCGCGGGCAAGCTCTTCACCGAAGAAGCGTCGCTGATCGAGACCGACGACTGGGGCCGCAAGGTCAAAACGCACCCGATCGTCGCCTTCTCGCTTTTCGTGTCGCGCGACCTTTGGCGCTACGGCTTGGTCCGCGGCATGCGCAGTCCGCAGGACGAGGTGAACTTCCGCCTCTCAAAGATGCTGCACTGGTTGATGGTCAACCAGCTCTTCTATGAGCCGGGCGCGTTCGAGGACGGCAACGTCGAGAACGTCCGCCGCGAGATCAACAAGCCAGACGGCGTGATCCCGGTTCGGGACGTAAACAAGATCAAGGTTGAGCGCGGGTTAGATGTTGTCGCTGCTTTGGGCGCAGCCGGCGAGGACGCGCGCCAATTCCTAGAGATGGGCGGGCCTAACCCGCAGCTCCAAGGCGAGCAGGGAAGAGCAACGTCAGGCCGCGCCGTGCTGGCGCTGCAGCAGGCGGGCTTGGGCCAGCTCGGGCCGATCTTCGACCGCCTCTATGAGTGGGAGCTGCGCTGCTACAGGGCCATGTGGTCGCGCGTCCAGCAGTTCTGGCGCGCGCCAATGTATGTGCGGGTCACCGACGACAAGAACGCAGCGAAGTTCGCCGCCGTCAACGGCGCGCGCGTAATCCACGCCGACAACGGCAATCAGCAGCAGCCGCCCGGCGGCCAACCGCCGATGGCGCCGATGCAGGGCGGACCTGAGCTTGGCGCAATGCTCGGCCACAATGGCGGCCCGCCAATGGCGCCGGAAGACATGGGCGAGACCGGCCCGATGCTGGCCGAACTCGACATGGACATCATCATCGATCGCGCGCCGGAGGCCGCGACGCTGCAAGCCGAGCAGTTCGAGGAATTGGCGAAGCTTGCACAGGCTGGCGTGCTTGGCGCGCCGGGCAATCCGGAAATCGGGCGCATGCTCATCACGGCAAGCGCGCTGCCGACGAAGACCGAGTTGCTGGACATGCTCGACCGCATGGCCAAGCAGCCGCAGAAGCCCGACCCGATGATGGTGGCCGAACTCAAAGAGCTGGCCGCCAAGGTCGAGCTCATCATCGCGCAGCGCGACAAGACGCGCGCGGAGACCGCCGCCACCGGCGCGAAGATTCCCGAAACGCAGGCGCGCACTGCGCTGACCGCAGCTGAAGCCCGCACCGCGAATGTCGGTGCGACAATGAGTGAGATTGGAGCGAGCGAGGCGCTTTCGTTTGGCGCGCTCATCCAACCGGGAGGATCGCCCGTCATCGATCCGCTGGCCGCCGCAGCACCACCGGGCGCGGTCGGGTTGCCTCCGTCACCAGGCTAACGGGCCGCCTCCGTCAAGGGCGTTGTCGTCGGGTCTCACGTCACGAGGCCGGAGGAAGAGAAGCGAATGAGCGGATACGAGGAAGCGTTCGGCAAGACAGAGACGCAAGAACCCGCAGCGGTGGAGACGCCGGCTGCGGTTGAAAGCGTTGCTGAGCCTGCGCCGAGCGCGGAGCCTGCGCCCGTTCAACCGTCAGAGCCAGTGCTGGAAGCTGCACCTGTTGCAGCAACGCCGGCGCCTCAAAGCGACCAAGCCCAAGAGCGAGACCGCGATCTCGCAGGCCTTATCAAGGCTCTGCAGGATGAGCGGGAGCAGAAGCGGGCCGCTCGCGAAGAGGCGGCTGCGCTAAAGGCATGGCGCGCAGAGCAAGAGCGTTTGGCTCGTCAGGACGCGGAGAAGATTCCGCACCCGCTTGACGACCCTGAGGGCTTTGCTCGCTGGCAGCGTAACCAAGTGCTTTCAGTGCGCAAGGAATTGTCGAGCAGCTTCCAACGCGAACTGCACGACACGCGCATGTCGCTCTCCCGCGAACTGATCGAGGACCAGATCGGCGCGGATAAGGCTAAGGACCTTTACGCTTGGATCGATACTTGGGGGCCACAATCCCCCAACCACGCCCAAGCCTCGAAGTCCGGCCATCCGTACCGCTGGGCCTGGACCAAATTTCAGGAAGAGCAGCGCGCAAAGCGCGGACAGGAAGTGCTGAGCCAGCTTGGCGACAAGAGCCTCGATGAACTGATTGAGGAGCGCGTGGCCGCGAGGCTCGCCGCATCTCAATCGGCGCCGCAGCCGGTCGAAGCGTCGTCACAGCCTGAGCGCCAACGCAATGCCGACGGCACCTTCGCCTCATCCTCTCAACCGCAACAACGCCACCAGCCGGTGTCGCTTGCTCTCGTGACCGGCGCGCCTGCGCCGCGCGGGGGCGAAACGCGCTCCGGCTACGACGCAGCTTTCAGGAAATGAGGTTGAGATAGCCCGACATGGCAGAGACTGCACTCAACAGCGCGCACCGCATGCAGAAGTGGGCCGCTGAGGTCTATTACGAGTTTCAGCGCGAATCCGGCTTTTCGCAATATGCTGGCGAAGGCGCTAACAATATCATCGTGACCCGCCGCGAGTTGGTGAATGGCGGTCAGACAATCAACATCCCGTTCTTTCCCGACCTGACTGGCGATGGCGTCTCCGGCGCCGCCGTCCTAGAGGGTAATGAAGAAGCGGCGGTCGCGTACAATGAGCAGGTGGAGGTGCGTTTTCTGCGTCACGCCACCAAGTTCAGCGAGAACGAAACCGCGTTCGTTAACTTCGACCTGCTGAAGGCGTCGAAGCAGCTCGTGAAGAACTGGGGCAAGAACAAGGTCCGCCAGCGGATCATTGACCAGCTCCTGTCGGTGCGCGCCTCGGGCACAGGCACCAACCTCTACTACGGCAAAGTCACGTCCTCCTCGACGGGCCCGGAAATTACTGCTGCGAACAGCGCCGGCGCGGTTGTGTCAATCGACGGCGTGACGGTGACGACCGCTTCGGAAGCGAATAAGGACACTTGGATCACCAACAACGCTGGACGCGTGGTTGCTGGCGCCCTGGCTTCCAACATCACGACCGACCACAGCAACACGCTGGCGACGCTTGATACGACCGACGATACGCCGCGGGCCGCGATCCTGGATCTCGCACGCTCTAAGGCGAAACTCTCGAGCCCGCGCATCAATCCGTTCATGGTCGATGGCGACTCGAACGAATGGTACGTTTACTTCTGCGGCACGCGCGAGTTCCGCTACTACGAACAAGACCCAACGATTCTGCAGGCCGATCGAGAAGCGCGTGCGCGAGATGCAGGAGCCCTGAAGAACAATCCAATCTTCACTGGCGGCGAACTCATGTATCGCGGCGTCATTATCAAGGAAATCCCGGAAATCCCTGTCCTTGATGCGGTCGGCGCTTCGTCTGCTGACGTTGCCGTTGGCTTCCTCTGCGGTCGTCAAGCGCTCGCTTACGCGCTCGGCCAAGACATGCAGGCGATTGCCGATGAGTCCGACTACGGCTTCCGCCAGGGTCTCGGGATCAAGATGCTCGATGCCTATAAGAAGATGTTCTTCAACAACGTCCAGCACGCGGTGATCACCGTGTATACGGCCGTCGCCTAAGCAAGGGGAGAAGAGACAATGGCTACTTTCACTGGTCCCCGCGCTGGAGCCGGCATCGTGCCGGTCGATCCGGGCGCTGGTTTCGTCATCTTTGGCGTGCCCGGCTGGATCGACATCAGCGCAGCGCCTGCTGCGAACGACATCTACGAACTCTGCTGGCTTCCGGCAGGCTTCCACGTCACGGGCGGCATGATGTACTTCGGCGACGCCGATACACACGGCACCGAAACGCTGGAGTTCAACCTCGGTTGGGCGGCTAATGGCGGCGCGGGCACGTATGACGCGGCCGACGCTGATGGCCTTGGTGATTTCGGCGTGTCAAACGGCGATGCATTCGCTGCGCCGTCCATTTCCGCGACCGCCGGCAACGCAATCCCGTTCTCCGGCCTTCTGACCAAGGTGTCGGCTTCGGATGGCGGCTTCCCGTACTTCACCAAGAAGACGAAGATCCAGGCGGTCTGCGTCGCGATCTCCGAAACCTGGGCCAATACGCGGCTCTCGGTCGAGGTGCGCGGCTTCGTCGATCCGTCTGTGGTTGTCGGCTAACAAGAGGAGCTGACAGCCATGGCGACTGTCGCACAGAACCGCCCCCTTCGCAGGGCGGCTATGAACCAGCAGGGGGCGCTCTACGACTTCCTGTTCAACGTCAAGGAACTGCTGAACGCTGTTACTGGCGCAAGCCTGTCGCTGGAGGGCGGAAGCGCTCCCAGCGCCACGCTGACCGCCACGCCGGCTGAGATCAACAACAACTGCGATCTCTCCGAACGTGCGGTGGCGGCGGGCGCTTCGCTGACGCTTACGGCGGCGGCGCACGACGGCAAAACGATCAAGCTCGACACTCTGGCCGGTTCAACAGTGACGCTGCCCGCGGCCACCGGGTCGGGCGCGGTCTACAAGTTCGTCGTGTCAGCATTGGCCACGTCCAACAGCCACGTCATCAAAGTGGCGAACAATACCGACGTGATGCGCGGGGTCATTCTCAACAATGACAGCGACTCCTCGGAAGCGTTCACCGGCTTCAACACCACGTCCACCTCGGACACGATCACGCTGAACCGCTCGACGACGGGCTC